TGAAATATCGCGTTGAATGGCTGAACTATGACAACAAACCCGGCGAGCCCTTCGTGATCGAAGCCGATAGCCCGGAACACGCGGCAATGAAGGCATGGAATGCGGAACATCCGCATATCGTCAGAGTCATCGCGAGGGATTCCGATGAGCGAGAACAAAGCCTATCGTGAATGCATGGCCGAGATCACGGCGGCGCTGAAAAAATACGACATGGCCGGCGCAATCACTGTGATTTCGAAAGAGCGCGCAATGTTCAAATACGAGTTTCCTACATGGAGCGTTGTGCAATTCGACGGGCCGCGCAAGATTCGCTTTCGCTCGAAACGAGAGGACTTTCCGAGTAAGGCGGCGCAGCACCAGGCAACCGAATTATCGGTGCATATCATCTTGCAAATGCGCGACATCGCGGCGCAAACTTTTGCGTTCTGCGAAGAAATAAAGACGAATCTCGACAAGCAACTAAAGATCGATCACGAACCGTTTGCCGACTTCGATCCGGAGACTGAACACTGATGATGCCACGAAAATATACGCTCGACGGCCGCACGCCTGTGCTCTGCGATGATCTTCTTGTGTGGGGACAATGGATGCAGGTCGCCAATCGCCAGGTTGCGGAAACGGCAATAGGCGACGCGCGCGTCAGCACGGTGTTCCTTGGACTTGATCACCAATGGTCCGATGACGGACCGCCATTGCTGTTTGAAACGATGATCTTCGGCGGCGTCTATAGCGAACGACAATTCCGCTGTTCAACGTGGGATGAAGCCGAGATCCAACATGCTGCCGTAATCGAGGTAGCTCGCGCGGGGATGCACTGATGGAACATGATGAAACCGTCGCCAAGGCAATAGAGGCCACGAAACGCATGATCGACACACACGACGAAACGGTAGAAATAAAAATAACCCGCGATCCGGGCAGCGGCTACCGTGTATGGATCCACGTCGGATCCGAGCTTGCCGTACGCGTCTACCGCGCCGCGTTGCTTTTGGACGGCGTACAACTGCCGCTGCCCATGCGCACGCCTGTTCCCGAAGACGACGACGCCCCCGGAAAATAAAAAGGCGCTGTGCGGTGCTGATTCGAACCAGCACAGCGCCAAGTTGTAGTTGAGTAGCAAACGAACCACCCTAGCGCAGGGGAGTGCGTCGACGCTACAATAAGTGCAGATGCAGGAGGCCGCAACCATGCAGATGCCGGTTATTCAGGCGCTCAATCCGAACCAGGTCTTGCCGCCGGTGCTCGCCAGCCCGCTGTGCCCGCCGCCCATATGGCCGAATAACGAATGGGTGTCCCTTCCCGTCGTCCAATTGGGCACGCCTATGGGGCCTTACAACACGACTACGGGCTGTTGCCAGGGCGGTTATACCGGACCGCTGGGCACGGGCCTGTGGCCTGGCCCGTCGTTCTGCCCGGGATCTGGCCTTGGCGGCATTCCGCCTGGCGAGGACGGCGAGGACGACGGTACCGGCGGCACCAGTGCCGAGCTCGGCGAAGTGCGCCGCGAGTTGCGCCGCGAGGCCCGCGAGCGACATTACGTCGAGGAAGCAAACGAGCGGATCGACCGCGAGCGGCGCGAGCGCACATACGATCGGCCGCCTTACGGCGATCGCGACCGCGACCGGGACCGCGACCGATATTAGCATCAGCCGCTTGGAACCGGCGCGCGAACGACTCAAATATGCACCGCCGCATGTGCGATCGCTTGCGGCGATGGAACGCGTGACCGCGGAAGCGGCCAAGTTCGATCGGCTGGACGATGTGGCCTTCGTGCTGCGCACGATGCAATTCGGCTCATTCGTCGAGTTCGCCGAGGCGATCGACTGCAAGCCGGGCAAGTTGTGGGACTGGGCAGTTAGCCGACGGGCACCGCCGCTATGAACGCTCAAGAGACGCTTACCGACATTGCCGACAGCATGCGAGAAATTGTCGAGATCTTGCGGCGCATGGAAGTTGCGATTGCGCGCGGACCGCGGGCGCCTGTCGATCCTGTCTATGTGCCCGGCGGACTGATGATGCGGCAGAACGGCGACCATATTCAGCGCGAATGAAAACGATCCGCCAATCAATGTACGACTTGCTTGGCGCGGTATCGATTCCGACCAAGGAGTTTGGACAGACGCGCGTGCAGCCGTGGCCATCGCAGCGCATTGTCATTGATACGATCGCCAGCGGTTTGCAAGAAGACGTCCACGAGTTCGTGATTCTCAAGTCACGGCAAATGGCCATCACTACCGTTGCGTCGGTGATCGAATTGTTGTGGGCACTCGCCAACCCTGGCACGCAAGGCGCCATCGTTGCCGACCGCGGCGATAACCTGGAACGACTGCGCCGCATCTTTGCGAGTCTGATTGAAACGCTGCCGCCGCAATGGCGCGCGCCGGAACACAAGCTGACGGTGAACAACCGCGGCGGCATTGCCTTTGCAAATCGCTCTGTGATCGACTTGCTGGCGGCCGGGTCCAACCCGGACCTTGGCGCCTCGCGCGCGTTGAACATGATGCACGCGACGGAGTGTTCACTATGGCGATCGCTCGCCGGTGTCGAATCGCTCAAGGCGTCACTCGCGCGGCAGAATCCCAACCGCTTGTATATTTGGGAATCGGTCGCGAACGGATTCAACTGGTTTTACAATCATTGCCAGCAGGCCAAGGTCGATCGCCACATGCGATTTATCTTCGTCGGCTTTTGGGCGAATCCGACCTACGCAATCGAAAAGAGCGATCCGGATTTCAAGGTCTACTGGGACGGCGGCACGCTCACAATGGACGAAATCGAGCGCGCGAAGTTCGTCAAGGCCGAATACGGCTATACGATCAAGCCGGAGCAAATTGCGTGGTGGCGGCGCGAAGCGGAGTTCCGCGCCGAGGAATACATGCTGCGGCATTTTCCTTGGCATGAACGCGAGTGTTTTATTGCTTCCGGAAGCGGATTTTTTCCGGCGCAGCGCACCTTGGAGATTGCCGAAACGCTCGCCAGCGGGCCGCTTTACAAGGGCTATCGCTACGTTTTCGAGGAGCGTTTTCTGTCATCACGCATTGAGCAAACGACCAACAAAGACGAAGTGAATTTGAAAGTGTGGGAACCGCCGCAAAGCGACGCGGTGTCCGGCGGAAGCGATGAACAGGGCCGTCTTCTCCCCGACAAGCCGGCGGGCAAGTATGTGATCGGCATCGATCCGTCAGGCGGCGGCGGTGGCGATGCCGACGAGCATGCCATTGAAGTGTTTCGCTGCTACTCTGACCGGCTGGTGCAAGTCGCCGAGTTCTCTTCAAACAAGCCGTTGACCTATCAATTGGCGTGGGCATTGTCGCATATCGGCGGTGCGTACAAGGATCACATTGCCAATCTTGAAGTAACCGGCGTTGGCGCCGCGGTCATGCCGGAAGTTCGCAATTTGCGCCAGCTTGCCGAGCGCGGCATTCTCCAAGCCGATCCGGCCAAGGGCAACATCCTGGACATGATCGGCAATGTCCGATGGTTTCTTTACAAACGCGCCGACACCATGGGCGGCGCCGGATCCGTCATCAACTGGAAAAGCAATTACGACAACAAGCACATGATCTATTCCGAGCTACGCGATAGCTTGATGTTGCGTCGGCTCGAAATTAGATCGACACGCTTGATCCAGCAAATGCAAGCGATCGTCTATGATGACGGGCGCATCGGCGCTGGTCCCGACACCGGCGAGGGCGATGACCTTGTGTCCGCGATGGTGCTTGCGCATCACGCCTGGATTGAATGGATTCGACCCGGTCTCGTGGCGCGCAACATGACATGGGCGTCCGTCAACGAAGGTCGCCCGCCCGGCGACATCGGCACGGTGTTGTCCTACGCATTCAGCCAGGCGACCCAGCGCATGTACGCGAACAGCCGCCGGCGTCCGGAGCGATTCTAAAGTCATCTAAACGACTTAACGCGGAACCGCTTGTGTCGGGTAACCGACTCATGGTTGCCTTGACAGTGTTCTCTACCGGACCAATACTTTTGTCATGAAGCTGACCGAGACGGCGAAACTGGCGAAGGAGTGGGCCAACGAAGTGGGGCGGTGGAACGCGTCGGCGGAAGCTATACGCGATGCATTGATGTGGGGATTTTCCGAGGTGGATCGGGGCCGTCATCCGACCAGCGTCCTTAAAGACATGAAGGACCGCGTCAATGCCAATAAAACGGACGTACGGCTGCTCTGAGTGCGGACACTTCGTCGAAATCACTTTAGAGCTCTCCGATTACGATAAGCCTCCGCCGAACTGTCCTCGTTGCATTGCTTGGAATTTCAAAGAGCCGATGCAGCAGGAATTTAAGCCGATCGCCATCGGCGGTTCCGACCGCTCGAAAGCCGTCAAGATCGCCGAAGACATCATGGAGAAGGATTACGGCGTTGCTGACGCCAAGGTCGAAGGCAAGGAGGGCGGCACGCCGACGGTGCGCTACAAAGACGAGAACAAGGGCGGCAGCTTTTGGGGCATTGCTCAAGACACCATGGCCGCAGCGATCACCGCCGGCCGCGCCAGTCGCCTCAAACACGGCAATGGCCTTGATGTTCTTCAGCAGAATATCAAGAATGGAGTAGAACCGGATCTCATTGCGCTATCGAAAAAGCGCAGCATGCGGGTCTACTGACATGCCAGACGGGAATCTCAAGGTAAAATTCGTCTCATCCGGCCGGTGGCCACAATGCCCGCCAGATCCGCAATACCCCGACGGAATGGATGTTGATTGCTCCGGCGGTTCGCAGCATTGGTGCAAAGTCGCGATTCCCTACCCGGCGCCACAATGCGGGTACATGTCCGTTAAATGCGAGACTTGCGGGGTGCGCGTCATAGTCACCGTCGCCGGTCGCTCGGACGATCCGCGGTCCGCCAAGATTCCGTGTCGGCTGCATTGACATGCTCAAGATCCCCAAACCCAAGAATATGACGGAGTGGTCCCGCGAGCTCGTCGACGAGTGCATGTCGTCGGCGAGCGATCGCGGTCTAGTCTACACGCGCGGCACGCAATATTATTACATGGGCAGTTACGACGCGCGCGCGGCGATCTACAACAAGTGTAAGCCGTTCATCGACAAGTTGGCCGGCTTTCTGATGCAGCCGACCGACGTGCGCTTTAACGTGGTCTTCGATTCCGGCGAGCCCCCCGACGTGCTCGACCGGGCGCAACTGCTCGGCGAAAAACTCACCGCCGATTTCCGGCAGACAGACAGCGACATCATTTTTGCCGAGGCGGTGCTGTGGTCGCTCGTCAACGGCATTCAGCTTTTGAAGATCCGGCCGCACGACTTCGGCTTTCGCCTTAGCCCGGTTCATCCGCAAAATTTCGGTGTGCTGTCTGAGACCGTGCTGGCGATCGAGGAGCAAGAGGCGTTCTGCCACGTGTCCTATCCCACGGTGTCGCGGTTGCGCGGCACACTGGAGGCTGACGGACATCCGCGCGCCGACGAGATCATCGCCCGCATTTCCGAGGCCAGGCAGCACGATCGCGATTCCGAAGAGCCGAATTATTTGCATCAGATGGTGGTCGGCGGTTTGCAGCCGCTCGGCAATGTCAATGACCCGCCATCGGCCGCCGGCATCGTGTCGGTATTCCCGGTGCCGACGCCTTGGCGGCCGCAACGCAAATTCTCGCCGACGGTGCGCATGTGCGAACTGTGGGTCAAAGATCCCGACCGCGACGGCGACTACACCACGATTCAAATGGCCTATCCGGACATCATCATTGAGGGCGATTACACCAGGCGCAACCTGTCGCGCATACCGGGCCGGTGTCCGTTCCAGAAAATACAGGCACAGCCGACGCCGGGCTATTTTTTCGGCCGCAGCCTGATTGCCGATGTCCAGATGTTGCAAGACGTTCTCAACAAGCGGCTGCGCGACATCAAAGTCATGTGGGACCGCAACGTTACCGCCCCGCAAGTGTTCTCCGGCTTCACTGGCGTGACCGAGGAAATGTATTTCAAAGTAATGAGCGAGGGCGGATTCCTCAATGATCCGAATCCCAACGCGAAAGCATCAAAATTAGTCGATCCGCCGCCGCAGGGATACTTGGAAGAACTTGAATTTCTCTGGAAGATGTTTGACGAAGCTTCCGGCTTTTCGCCGATCATGGGTGGCCAGGGCGAGCCCGGCGTACGCGCTGGCGTGCATGCCCAAACACTGGTGCGCACGTCTTCGCCGCGGCTGATCGACCAGGCGGCGCGCGTCGAGCGGCAATTGGCAGAAACCGGCTTTTCGTGTTTGAAGGTTATGCAGGCGATGGATCCGACGATTTACCGGACCGAGAACGGCCAACAGTTCTTGGCCGGCGATTTGCCGGAGAATTTCCAAGTGCAAGTCGACTCGCATTCCGCCTCGCCCGCGTTCCAGGAAGACAATCGCCAGGTCGCCATTGCCCTGGCCCGGGCCGGCGCGATCGACGCCACGGATCTCATTCACATGTTGCACCCGCCTGGCGCCGAGTTGTTGCTTGCCAGGCTACGCCAGCGGCAGAAGTCGCAAGCGGAAGCCGCGAAGCAAGAAAAGCAGGAGGAGCTTGTACGCGACGTGGTCGGTCTGCCGGATCATCACCAGCGCCGTTCAAGCGGCGGCAAACGCGGCGGGCATTAAAAGAACGAAACATGAACAATACTGAGATATTGGCGGAAGGAGTGACGCTTTATCTCGGCGACTGCCGCGATGTGCTGCCGACGCTACCGATAGTCGATGCGGTGGTGACTGATCCGCCGTATGCCGAGAAGACACATGCAGGAGCGCGGACTGGCGGCGGCAATGAGATCCTGATCGATTTCACTAGCATCACAGACGAGCAGTTTATTGAACTGTGCAAGCAATGCGTCGATAAATCACTGCGCTGGGTGCTTATGACTTGCGACTGGCGGCACGCCGCCGAGGCTCAACGGAGGCTTCCCGAGAGTTTCATCCGAGCGGGCGTGTGGGTCAAACCTAACGGGATGCCGCAATACACCGGCGATCGGCCAGCCATGGGATGGGAAGCAGTCGCAATCCTTCACAGGCCGGGCGTAAAGAAATGGAATGGCGGTGGCTCTCATGCCGTATGGGCCGTACCTAAAGTGAGCGGCGAGCATCCAACAACAAAGCCGCTGCCACTCGTGCAGTGCTGGCTGAGGCTATTTACCGACTTCGGCGATCGTGTGCTTGACCCGTTCATGGGCAGCGGCACTACCGGCGTCGCCGCCGTCAAGCTCGGCCGCCGGTTCATAGGCATTGAGATCGAGCCGAAGTATTTTGACATCGCGTGTCGGCGCATATCGGAAGCCCTCAAGCAACCGGATCTGTTTATTGAAATTCCGAAGCCGGTACAGCTTGCATTGCCCGGATTGGTCTGAGTTGCAACGTAAAGCGTCTAGCGTTAACTTATGCCACCTTGGCGCTTAACCCCCACTCCCGCCAGGGCGCGTTGACGTACCCCACCCTCCCGCCCCTGTTATTCCCAGCAATGGCAGGGGCGGGTATACGGTTTGAAAAATGTCCGACGTAAACGGCGCACAGGAACCGGCACCGGACGCCGGTGCAGGGCCGGCGGCAGGTGGCGGCGAGGACCAGGGCGCGGCAATGCAGCCGGCCGGCGGGCCGGTATTGGCCGCGCTGCAACGCTCACGTCAGGGACCACAGCAATCGGCGCCAGGCCCGGGCAATCAAGCTGACGCTCTGATGAAGATCAAGACGGCGATCGACCTGATACAGCAAGCATTGCCGGGTCTGCCGTCAGGAACGCCGTCGCATACGGCGGCATTGCGGGCCGCCCAGCAGCTATCGCGCCATATCCCGCAAGGGGCGCCGACGGCTGGCGTACAGATGACGCAGATTATGGACCTGTTACGCGGTGTGCAGCAGAATCCGTTGTTGCAAATGCTGCAAGGCGTCCGCGGCGTCGGCCAGGGCCAGGGCGGCCAAGGCGGCGGCGGACAACAACCACAAGCACCAATGCCGAGTACCCCGATGCCGGGTGCTTAGTAGAACAAACAGGGAACGAACATGCCGGAGAGAGACAACGAACGCGACCGCGGCGACGATCGGCGCCGACACCACGGCAACATTCACGAACGCTTGGAGATCCTTAAGCGAGCGCCGCTCGACGACGCTCGCGAATTTCTGCTGACCATTCTCGACCTTGCTTTCGAGCGCGGCCGCTCCTGCGGCCGTGAAGACGAATGCGAGTGTATCGAGGAGATCATGCGCGCGGAGCACTGTTGCGAACGGCGCGAGCGCGATCGGGAATGGGACGACGACCGCGACCGCGGCGACCGCGATCGCAGGCGGCGCGACTGATGATATAATCTAAGTCGCGATGGCTAGGCCGACGGGCCGAAAACGCGGTTTCCGCACCGCGCTGCCATCGTCAGGAACATGCGGAGCGCAAGCGGAGGCGCACAGATGGCTTTTGCACCAGGACTCAAGCGTGCTGAAACGGCAGAGGAGACTTTCGAACGACTCTCAGTGCCGATTGCCGAATGCGGTTGTTATGCGTGGCTCGGTCAACACAATGAAAAAGATTACCCGAAGATCACGTTTAATGATGAAACCGGTAAACGACGGATGATGATGCGAGTGACGACGTTTCTCTGTCGTCCGGTGCCGGAAGGAATGGAAGTCGATCACCTTTGCCACAACAGATGGTGCGTGAATCGCGATCACATGGAAGTCGTCACGCACGCCGAGAATATCAAGCGGCACGCCGAATGGGTCAAGAAGAACCGGCCGAACTGCGAAGTACACGGCACACCGCTGATTTATTACGGAAGACTTAGGATCTGTAGGGAATGCAGGAACGAATATCAGCGCACGCAGCGAGAGGAACAGAAGAAGCGATCAGGATCGCGTCGCCGAGAGGAACCATACAAGTTTGTGTGCGATGCTTGCGGCAGGCCATATGAGATCGTTGGAAAGGGTCGCCGCGGCAAGCCAAAGCGCGGGTGCCCGACATGTCTGCGGGCTTACAAAGCGAAGTGGAAGCGCAACAAATTGGGCCACAAGGAACGGAAGAGGACAACCCTAGATGGCACAAAATAGATCATACGACCCACCGATTACCGCTCCTCCTGAAACTCCACCCAGGACAATCCTTCAGGTGGACACTCAGAGCGAAGTATCAGAATTTGGAGCTATCCCCAGCGTCGTCCCCAGGCCAGAGGGCGGAGTTCCATTGCAACCGAGAATAATCGGTCGATCTAATATGAACTAGGAGGGGCCATGCCCCGCCCCTATTGCACGGACTGTCGCTACTACGTGAACAACGGGGTTGCCCATTGCAACAATCCCAAGGTAGCGCGCGCGGTCGAAACGATCATGGGCAATGCCCCGGTCGCCGAAATGCAGATCCATTTCATCCGCTTCACGGCCGGGTTCTGCGGGCTCGACGCGGATTGGTTCGAGGAAAGATACGATGCCGCGCACGATTGACGACGAAGAGTATAATTTCCTGCAAGCGCGCCGCCAGGTCGCCGACTTTTCCGAGAGCATTTACAATGATCCGGAGCTTTCGGGTCCTGCGAAGGCTCTCATTAAGAGGAAATATCCGGCGCTGCAAATCCCCGATTACGATATAGAACAAAAGGTGAACGCGCGCCTGGATCAAGAACGCCGCGAGCGCGAGGAAGAACGCGCCGCCGCCAAGCGCCGCGCCGAGGACGACGAATATAAATCGCAGCGCGACCGGGTGCAGAAGGAATACGGCATTCCGGACGACGGCATGAAGGAGCTCGAGGACTTCATGCTTGAGAAGAAGATCGGCGATTACGAAGTGGCGGCCGGCTATCGCGCGGCCAAGAAGCCGCGGTCGACCGATCCCGCCGACGCCTACGGCGATCACTACTGGAACCACGCCAAGCAGGAAGGCTTTGCCGAGATCGCCAAGGATCCCGAGGGCTGGGCCCGCAAGGAAATACTTGGCGCGATCTACCGCGACGACGCGAAGGCCAAGAACCAAGGCTTTTAAGCCTGAAGTTGTAAGGAGGTTAATTTGCCCCTATTAGGTGCCGGCCTAATTCCGTCCGGACCCATCGGTCTGGAGCTCGAAGCGACTGTCCGACGCGTGTTCGCTCAGATGGTGGTTGTGCTCATCTATCGGCAGAATCCCCTACTCGCGTTATTGTTGCGTAATGCAATTCGTGCAACCGGAGGTGTATCACCTTACACGCAACCCGTGCAGACAGGGCAATACGTACAATCATCGTGGATCGGGCCTGCCGGGCAGTTCAACATTCCACAGGACGTCGCCGCAACCGTAAATGCGGAGTTCAACCTATGCGCTCTCGCTACGCCGGTGACGAGTTTTGGGCTAGAGCAGCTCGTGACGCAAGACGCGATCGCGGTGGCGTCTCGCCTGATGCTCAAACTAAACGACTTGAAGAACTCGGCGTTGATGGCGCTCGCGGAGGCGCTGTTTACGACCAACGCGGGCAACGTCCTGCGGATGTTCGGACTGAACGACGCGTATGGCAATGCGATCACTGCGCCCGTGTACGGCGGGCTATCGCGCGAAGTGTATCCTATGTGGCAAGGTTTGGTCGTCAATAACGCCGGACCGATCCTGACCCGGGCGATGTTCATTCCGTACTTGCTGCGGGCCGCCAAGAATGCCGGCGGCGAGGCCATCGACTTCGTTGTGCTATCCGTCGAGGACTGGACAACGCTGATGACAGATTTCATCCACGTAGAGAGGTATAACAACGATCCTTCAACCAGGTGGGGAAAAGACGACCCGGTAAATTCAGGCTTCCGCGGCTTGCTGCTAGGCGATACGCCGATCTTTTTTGACCTGAATTGCCCCGTGGGGACGGCGTTCTTTTTCAACTCAAAGTACATAACTTTGGTAATACACGAAGACGCAAATTTTGCTTGGACCGGGTGGTATTCCACGATTCCGCAAGGTCAGATTGCATCGGTCGGACTGACTCTTACCGCCCTGAATCTGGTATGTAGCAAGCCGTCGACCGGGGCGATCGTCAACGGCATCACAGGAGGCCAGCCCTTCTAATGCTCGCACGCTACATCACCGACACGCTGAGTCTTTTGAACGATGCCGGCGGACAGTTTTTCACGCAGCCCCAAGTTATTAACTTCATCAACCGTTCGCGCCGTCGCATTGCATACGCGTCCGGGTGTCTTCGAGTCTTGCCTATGGGCGTTCGAACGCACGCCAAGCAGGAGGTATACCCTTTTTCAGACTGGCGCAGTCTCGTTCAGAAGTCAGCGCCAGGCGTCGACACTATCCTCGCGGTACGTTCACTGGCGGTGGCGATCGGAGTCGGTGGTTGGAAGCCGACTTGGCGGCGGATACCGTGGACCGATTTCCAAGCGCGATTCCGTATCTTTAACGGAACTTTCTATGGGACGATCAGCGAGCCGGGATGGTACGCGCAATACGGGGTGGGCGAACTCGGCTCTCTTTACCTTGCCCCTATTCCTGCCCAAGGCAACCCCATGGAGGTCGATTGCACGTGCATCCCTCTCAACCTTCTAACCGATAACGACCCGGAACCGATCCCGCAGCCATGGCAGGACGCGGTTTCGTATTGGGCCGCCGTTCTGCTATTGATCCAGCAGCAGCGGGCCCAGGACGCCCAGGCCATGGCCCAATTGTTCAACAGTGACCTCCCGTTTTGCGCGAGTGTCGTCTGCCCGCAGATGGTGCAAACTGCATACGGTGCAGTTTTGAGGAGTGCCTGACGGGGGACAATCGGAATGAGCAATATAGTCGAATTGCACGCAAACGGACCATTGACCAACGCCGAGCGGCAGCGCCGTTACCGCGAGCGAAAACGTAACGCCGAGCGTAACGAGGCGGTAATTGAGAGCGTAACGCGTAACGCCCAGGCCGTAACGCGCGTTACGGCCGTTACGCGTAACGGCGGCGTAACGCGTAACGGCGAGACCGTAACGCGTAACGTAACGGCCTATCCCGGCGTTACCGTAACGACGGCTGAAATGATTGGAATCGCTGCAAATTTCGAGGCGGGTTACGTTACGCTGGAAAATGTCGGCATGGCGGCGAGGATCATCACGGCGTTCGTCCACAGCCTGCCGCCGGACGCTACTGTAACGCTCCCCGTCCACGTAACGGGCAGCGTTACGGACGACGTAACGGACCTGGCCGAGGAGGCGTAACGGCGCGTTACGCGTAACGGCGCCGTTACGCAGGAGTGACAAGCCAAGGAGGCTAGATCATGGAACCGCTGCGCCGGGCAATGGATATTGCCGACCGCTTCCCCGACGGCGATGACTACCGCGAGTTGCGCTCGTGTTTACGCACGGCATGGGACTGGGGCGACCGCCGGTGGGGCCGCGACTGGTCCGACGGCTGGATCGGTCCGGGCTATATCTGGAACCGGGGCGGCTTTGAACGCTACCCGGCGACCCGGGTGCGCGGCAGTCCGGAGCGCGGCGAGTACCCCGTACCCGACCGCGGCGAGCGCGACGAGCGGCGCGAGCGCCGACGCGATCGCTACTGAGTTGCTGAATGCCTATTCAGAGTGGAAACCCGCCGGGCGTCATGATGCTCGAACAGTGGGCGGGCTTGAACCAGCTTGTGCCGCGGCATTCCATCGACGACCAAGAACTGTGGTGGAACGAAAACCTCTTTCCGATCGGGCCGGGCTCGTTGCGCTCATGTTGGGGTCACGGGCCGGTGCTCTATACGGCACCGGCCGGCACCACAATCCTACGCATCTTCTTCGGCTTTTACGGCAACACGACGCCGCCGTTTAGCTGGCCCCCGCCAGGTCGCAACGGCTGGATGTTCCTATCGAACGGCCATGTTGTCGAGCTCGACCTTGATACGCTGGCGACGATCGACATTGGCCAGATCTGGGAACCGATCGCGCCGCAGTATTGGGCGAGCGCCAAGGTATGGCGGCCGCGTTGGGTCGGCAACACTCCCGGCGAGGTCGGCGGTGTGCTGTTCGGCTCACCGCAGGGCCTTTATGCGTGGGACGGCACCACGCTTTATTCGCCTGGCGGCGCGGCGCCGAACTGGCTCACGAATGCCGACATCTCCGGGCTAGGACCGTTTTCCATGCCGGTCGGACTGCCCGGCATTTTCACCATGGAGGTTTACCAGCAGCGGCTATTCGTTGCCGGTAAGGACGTCATCGCCTACTCGGCGCCGCAGAACGGGGCCGACTTCTCGGCGTCTGGCGGCGGCGGTGCATTCGGCTATTTCGGCGACAAGCTGGTTTATTCGTACATGGATCTTGCCGCGTCGGCCGGTTACCTGTTCTGTTTCGGCGATTCCTCAACCGACATGATTTCCAACGTCCAGTTGACCGGGTCGGGTACGGTCGATTCGCCCTACTCGACGGTGTTCAACTATCAGAACGTCGATCCGCAGATCGGTCACGCCTTCCCGCGGCCGGTCGGCCATTGGGGACGGTATTTCGTGATGGGCAACGGAGCGCCGTTGCAGCCGCCCGACACCGACCCGCTCGCGCACCGCGGCAGCGTCTACTTGATGTTTGGCGGCGACGCCCAGGTCATCGGCGAGAAGATCACGCGGCTTTATACGACGATCGATAACACCGAATTTCAGCCGACCATCTGCCCGGCGACGATCTTCGGCTTTCGCGTGATGTTGCTCAACGCCATGTTTACCGATCCGTTCGGCGTGCGGCGCCCGTTAATGCTCATGTGGCACGGCAACCTTCGCGGCCGCGAGGTATGGTCGATCGCGACGCAGAATCTCAACCTGACTCATATCGCCTCATATGAGCAGGATTCGGTTATCACGCCTTACGGCACCGACGGGACCAGTCTCTACCAGCTATTCGCCAACCCGGATCCGGCATTGCCGAAACGGTTCTCGACGAAGGCGTACAAAGGTTCGGGCATCCAGGGCCTAACCATCAAAAATTGGAAACGGCTTTTCTTGGAGGTAACCGACTACTCTGGACAGGGCTGTTCATTCAACGGCCGGGTAACGACGACCGGCGGCGGCATCCCCAACGGCGTGCAGGACGTCGCATTTGAACTAGTTCCCGGACAGTTGTATGCTCTGGAACCGCAAATCATCTCTGGTCAAGGACTGTCGGGCCAGATGGATATGATTTCCTACTCGCCCGACTTTACTATCGAGAGACTTTTTGTGGGCGCCGAGGAGCGGACCCTTTTCGGTGCATAGAACAAAACATGAACAAGAGACCCGAAGCAACGGAGGTTCAACATGCCACGCAGACGCAGTCACCGCTTGCGCATGACGCGCAGAGCCCGCCGCATTCGCGCTCGCCATCACCGGTAGACCGTGGCGCGGATTCTGCGCCCCCCGAACATGTCGCGCATGTTGGGCGCACAGTCGAAAATGCGCAATTTCCGTACCCCGCCGTTTCGCGCGCGCACCAATGGGTCCTGGCGCTGGCCGCGCTACAACACCGGCATGCGACGTATGAGGAGAATGTAATGGCAAGGGGCGTAAACCTTGGCCCACGCTCGCGCGTCGATCCCGCGGGCCGCTTCCCGACCAGGACACCGCGCACCGTGGTGCAGGTGGTCCAACGCGGCAAGCGTTACGAGCGGCCGGGCGGACCGACCGGCAGACACGGGAGAGGCCATGGCCGTCACCGGCGCACGCGGCGCGGCAGGGGCCATTAATGCCGCGCGGCAGGCGCAGAGGCTTGTGCAGGCCGCGCACCGCCTTGGGCGGAAAGTTATCCCGCGTGCGGCGCGCTCGCGGGGGCGGCGATCGCGATGACCGCATCGGCTATCGCGGACTCGGCCGTATGACTGGCTCATCGCGGGCTGGCACGCGCTGAGGAGGCAACATGGCTAGTATGGACATCATCGACCGGGCGATCGGCAAAGCCCGGGAAATCGACAGAGACGTCGACGAGTTGATCGGCTATCTGCGCGAAGTGGATCGGCGGGTTGATTTCGCCATCAAAGAGAACCGCGAAGCCGCCAGCGCCTTGAGAAAGGCTGATCGGCTTGTGGACTTTGCCGGCAGGGAAAGCCGCGAGGCAGCGGGCGCAGCACGCGAGGCTGACCGGTTGGTCGACTATGCCGGCCACGAGACCCGCGAAGCCGCTGCCGCTCTGACCACCGGCCGGCGTGACGGCGACCGCGATCGCGATGACTATCGCGACGGCCGGCGTGACGGCTGGGACGACGACGGTTGGCGCGGCTGGTGGAGTCGCGGCGATGGCTACCTCCGCGACATCGACGATGGCATGCGCCGCATGCGAGACGGCCGCGACGGACGCGAGTGGGGCGACCGGGTGCGCGGCTACATGGGCGATTTTCGCACCCACCTGCGCGGCTGGCGTGCCGACTGGGACGGCTGGGACGAACGCTATCGACCGGTGTTTGACGATTGGGGCCGCCGCTGGGATGCGCTTTATGGGCGCTGGGACGGCCGCGACTGGGGCCGTGACTGGCGCGGGCATGCCGAACCGTTCCGCCAGATGTATGGCGAATATGACGGTCTGCGCAAACATTGGGACCGCTTCCGCGACGATTTCTGGCGCCGCCGATAAACTGATGCTCAAGGAGTGGGGAACATGCCGGCGGGTAAACGAGGCAACCGAGGTCGAGTCAAAACGCAGCCATGGGGTTATGACGGCTGGCCGGACGACTGGCGCTCGGCGCGTGAAAGCGGGCGGAGCGAGAAGGTGCGTCACCGCTCGCCGCGACCAGGCGGCAGGACGGGTCCCGTTATTCAGCGCCGGGACCGGCGCCGATGAGCGGGGCGCAACGGGCGAAAGGTGCGCGCCTTGAACGCGAGATCGTCGAGCTACATAAGGCGATCGGGGTCGACGCCGAACGCGTACCGCTGTCAGGAGCCAGCCATTACCGGGGTGGCGGCCATGACGTGGACGTCTACGCGTTCGGCAAGGATGCGCCGTCGTTGGTTGGCGAAATCAAAGGCCGCGCTAAGGGCCAGGGATTTACCATGCTGGAACGATGGCTCGGCGAGCTCGACCTTTTATTCCTGCGCCGCGATCGCGCGAAGCCTCTTGTTGTGATGACTTGGGACACCTATGAGCGGCTTTTGCAATGCACTTCACAAAACGCCAACCCAAGTACCCGACCAAACTTCAAAAACGGGCATCCCGTAAGAACCTCAGGAAAGCCCGGGCCAAACGTAGCAAAGGACGACGCTGATGGCGCGTAGAGGCAATGCGATTGTTGTTCCGAGTCTGCGGCGAGGCGGTCGCCGAGGTAGCAGAAGGAGGTAGATCATGAAGGACTGGCAGACGGAAGCCGAGAAGATCGAAGAACAGGCCAAAATGCGGCGCGGCCGCCGCGGCTATCGTCGCTCGCACAGAAGGTATCGGTAAATGGCACGGCGCGGAAGAAGGCTGCATATCACGCGTGGCGGACGGCATTTCTTTCCGCGCCGCCGCGGTGGTCGGCGAGGCTATCGCTAATGGGATCCGGGCATCGAGGACGTCAGGGCGAGTGGCCTAAGCTCAACCCTGACACCGGATCGGACGCTCGCAAAGACGGTCGCTGGGACGGCCATGGCCATTTCCTGGCGATGGATATGGTCATGATGGAGGGCCGCCCCGTCGCCGGGCCGCTGCGCTATGGCACCGAACCGCGGGTCGGGCCGCGCGGCAAAGCGGTTGAGGCCGCCGATTCGATGATGTCGGATCACGGCATGGACCGCATTAGCCCGCGCGGCATGGATCCGCAGGGTTGGCCGGTCTGGGACCGGCAACCGCCGTCCGGCCTTGTCTCGACCCATATCCGCGAAGGCAAACGGCAAGGCAGCGCGGAATTTGATCGCAAGATGGAAGCCAACATGATGGCGGCCGGGCGGGACTCGCACAAGCGTCGTCCCTGATGGCGATCGTCAGTCTGTTGGTTATGCCATACGAGGAACGGTACGGCGCGGAATCGCGGACCGCGATGCCCGAGGCAAAGCGTCAAGTATTCGCTTTCGAGCATATGATGGCGCATAGGCAGCTAATGGGCGGCATAGCGTCGTCAACTACCGGGCTGTCGGGATTTTCCGTGCTGCCGTACATGCTCGACCCGGAACAGCAGACCGCGCAACAAGCAAGTTTGTGGCATCTTAATCACGGTCAGGCGCACCAGGACGCGACACAGAATTTACCGGGATGGTTTGGCTGGTGGGCGCTCGCGACGCCGCGGCCGGCGACGCAAGTGGGGAGTTTCAAAGATTTTGCCGATAAGAATCTTGCGAGCAAGGCTAGTACCGGATGGTGGACGTTCATCAATCATCAGGAACACTACATAAAAAACCAGGTGTTGCCGGCGACGTTCCCCGCGTACCCGTTCTGGTAAGGCATGTCCGCTCGCCTGAAGATGATGATTGGCTGCGCTCGCTACTCAAGCGGCGCTACGGCGACAATTACGACGCCATCAACACCGAGCTATGGTTTCATCACGTCTGCATTACCAATCCGTTGATTTACTATGCGATCCGTACCGACAACGCATTTCTCATGTGCGGACTGCGCTGCGCGCCATGGACGCCCAATGAATTTGAGGTGGTCATCAACTTGGCGGTTGCCGAAGAAGGTCACGCTTTCGAACTGATAAAGCTGTTCCGCGAGTCGGTCGCGTGGGGCAAGCGCCGCAATGCGACGACATGGCTGTTTTATTCCGATCTAGATCGCGATTTTGCGCCGCTGATGAAACGGCTAGGCGCGCGCGAGCAACCACGGTTCACGATGCGGCTCAAGGAGGACTGAAATGGCAGGCGGCGGCGGTTCAACGCCATTCGGGCCGGTCGGGCCTAATCCGCAGCAATGGGGCCAGCAAGTCGGCGCCAACAGCGCGGCACGCACGCAAGCGGCCTATAGTGACCTTGGCATGTCGAGCAGCGGACCGGGCAGTCCGGAAAGCACCGACATCCAGGCGGGCAATACTCGGGCCCAGCTCGGTGCAGGCCAACTTGGTCTTGCCGAGGACCAGGCGTCGCTACAGCAGCAACAGCAATATAATCAACTCAAGGGCCAGCAAGCGACGAGTCTCGGCGGTCTCGCCGGAGCTTTTACCGGCGGCGGTGGCGGCGGCGGCGGGACGACGCTTTATTAACGAGGTAGGTCATGGCAGGCGGCGGCGGATATAGCGTTCCCTTTGCCGGGCCCAACCCGGCACAGGAATATCAATATCTCAATCAACAAGGCACGCTCGGCGCCATGGGCCAGGCGGCGGGCACCGGCATGGGCCCGGGAACCGGCGAGGCGTTGCAGATCGGCGCCGCCGGCCAGCGCGCGGCGACGCAGACAGCTGGGACCGTGATGCAGGAGGACGCGCTACAGAACCAGGCCAACGCGCTCAATATGCAGGCAAAGGGCCAGCAGATCGGCGGTCTTGGCGGCCTCGCCGGTTCTTTCGGCGGCGGTGGCGGTGGCGGCGGGACAAGCTTGTATTGAGGTAGGCCATGGCGGTCGCCGGTACGCAGGACACCGGGTTTCTGGATGCGTCGGAGAATCCGATCGACACCAGCGGCGGCGGCTTCTATGACCCGACGCTAGGCGGCCAGGTTTATTCGCCCGCATCGATGCTGACGGATCCCACCCTCGGCATGGGCGGCGGATTTGGCGGGTTCGATCCCAATGCATTTAGTGGCGAAACCCCGCAAGCGGCGTTCGCCCCGCAAGCAACCATGTTTGACGCGAGCCAACTCGGCGGCGTCGACAGTACCCAAGGCCAGCAGCAGCAGAGCCAAAGTCAAACCGGGCAGAACCAGCCGGCGGCGGACCGTTCGCAGACCGTCTCCGACCAGATGAATTTAACCCGGCTGCGTAATCAGCAGCCGACCCAGCTGCGCCAGGCGGGGTTTGGCCTGGAAAGCCTCGCCAAGCAGGCAACGCCCCAAACGACACAAGGCCAGGGCTGGCCGAGCATTACCCAAGAACAGCGGCGCAATGCGCTCGCAGGCGCCCAGGCACAAACCCCGTTCAGTGCTCGCTTCCAAGGCGTGCCCGGCGCTCAGACACCGGACCAGGGCGCGCGCATGAACACGAGCGTTGCGCCCAATGTCACGCCTGGCCAGGTCGTCAACGATCCGTTTGGCACCGGCGGCCAGGCGCAGCAAGTACCGCCAACCGGACGGGCACCGCTCCAATCGGGACCGGTGCTAACGCCAAGTCGCGCGCCAAAGCCGGGTCTCCTGCAAGGCGGCACCGCCCAGCAGCCGACGGCGCAGACGCCGCAAACGACGCCATCGCGCACCGCACAGCCGCAAGCCCGCACGCCGATGGAACGCATGGCGGCGCAGACCGCGAATGCGCTGCACCAAATGGGTATCCCCTCGCCGCTCGCCGAGATCATCGCCCGCTTTCTCGGTCAGATGATGGGCGGCGGTATGGGCGGCCGCGGCGGCATGCCGTTCGGCGGCGACCGGTTTGGTCGCGGGCGCGGCCGGTTCGGCGGCCGGGGTGGCTTCCCGTTCGGCGGTTTCCCGTTCGGCGGCCAGCAATTCCAAGGCGGCGAGGACGGCGAGGGCGCAACCGGACAGGACGGGACAGAACAGCAGCAGCGGGATACCTCTGCGCAGCCTGCTCCGGGACAAAATGACTCAAGTGCGTATCCGCCCGGGACACCGGAACCGGACATGGCGGGCACCGAAAACCTCACGCCGGAAGAACGCCAAAGCGTTTATGACGCGCAAAAGCGCGGGCTGGCCAACATGCCGACGGGCTCGAGTTCCGATCGCGAGCCAATGCCGGGCAGCACCCAGGACACCAATCCGGAAACGCGGCCGGACGTACAGGGATTGCGTCAGCCTGGCGGTGCCATTCCCTCTATCCAGCGCCAGCGGCAAGCCGCTATCCCGCCAACGGCGCAGCGCGGCGTGCCGCAAAAACCAGCGACTCCGCCGGTCGCACCGCCCGGCGAAACCCAACCGACACCGGGAACGATAACCCCCGACCCGATTCCGCCGCCGAACTCGTCGCAAGGCATCGGCGCCATACCGCGCCAGGTCTCGGCGGCCGGCACACCGCGGCCGGCGCACTATACCGGGACCGTGGAAATTGGCGGTCAGACATTCCGCTACGGGACCGGCGGCGGGCGAACGTCAAGCCTGCCGTACGGAACCTACTATCTGCACCCGGGCGCCATCGGACCGATCGGCCGCCGCATCGGCGCCATTGCCGGCATCTCTGACAGCAACAATCCGGGCAACAATACCGTAAATGATCCGCTGCGCTTGGGCGGTGCTGGCGATCATCGTCGCATCGGCGTTGAACTCCATCCATCGCGCTCCGGCTACACCAACGGCTGTTTTGGTATCATGGGCAACTGGTCTGCGTTCAATAGCGCGTTCCAGAATGCCGCGCGCCAAGGCCAATTGCGCCTGACCATACGGCCGGACGGATCGGCATCGATCGCACCTGCGGGCGTGCAAACGGCGCGGCGATCGACACCGCTTCTTGAGGCTGGCGTTTCGGGATTTTCGCCATGAGTTGGACCGATTTTGCGCCATTCGGGACGCCGCGGCAGCAGCCCGGCGAGGGCATGGGCGAGGGCGATCAGAGCGATGCGTTCCCGCCGGCGCAAGGCCCGCCGCAGCCCTACATGTTTTCCAATCGCGATTGGTCGTTGAAACAACTCGGCCGCCCGGAAGAAGACTTCATCAACGAGGGCGCCAAACGCTACCCCGGCATAGCGCCCGGTCCATGGATGCCGCAGCAACACGACGCCAATGCGGTCCTTCAGAACACGGCGGGTTTCCTGTCGCGCAATGGCTCGCTGCCGGTGCAACGGCTGATGGGCAAAATGATGACGTCGCGCGGTAATTTCATGGCTAATTTCGCCAAAGGTTACACGCAGACCGCAAAGCAACATTACGAAGATTACAAGCGCCACCAGGAGGAGGCCGTCGGCTTGATGGGTCAAGAACTGGTGACCTATGCCGACGCCATGGACGCCTATGGGCCCGGCGGCGTTCATCCTGATGACAACAAGATGAAGGAGGAACTAAACGCTATCGCCCAGCGTTTTGACGATCCGCGGTTCCGCGAGATCCTGAATAATTACGGCGCCGGGCCGGCACAGGATTTTCTCAAACGGCGCAATGACCGGTTTTCCGACACCGTGCGGCTGATGACCCAGCGCGGCAAAGCGGAAAATCAGGAAAAACGCCGGGCATCAGAGGAAGCCCTTAAAGCGGCCGGTATTTCCCCGAGCGAGGCGCCAAGGTACGAAGAGCCCGACACGGCAGAGCCATCAGAAGCCGCACCTTCAGCAGCTGCACCGGCCGCTGGCGCACCGGCCGCCGGCACGCCGGAGGAACCGGCCAGCTCAGACGAAGGCCCGCCGGTCCCCGGAATTGGCGATTCCTCGGCCGCCGAGACGCCAGCAGCGACGCAACAGACGGCAGCGGCAGCGCCAGCGCCAGCCGCGGCAGGGCCGCAGCAAGCCACAGCAGCGCCACCCGATGCCTATGGCGCCGCGTCGCCGGAGGAACAGGCGCAAGCCGCGACTGAACCGGCCGGCGAACAAGTCGCTCAAGCACCGTCACTGTTCTCTCCAGAGCCCATCGGCCAATGGGGCGCCCAGCCTCCTGCGGCGGCCGCTGGAGCGGCTGCGCCCGCCGCCGCACCTCCCGTAGGTCCGGCGCCGGAAACCGCGCCAGCGCCTTCGCCAGCGCCGGCACGAGGCATTCCCGCTCCGGCGCCCGCTGCACCTGCACTCGCCCCACAGAACAGCCTTGTCCACAGTTGGGGCGTGGATCTGCTGCTGGGACGTGAGCCGAAATATCACGCGCCCGACCGGGCGACGGAATCGAAAATGGCGATCGCAGCCGGGCGGGAGGCGGCCACCATGCGGGCGCACGCGCTCAATATCATGAGCGACCCGAGAAAATCGGGCGATCAGGCACTTGCGGCGATCGAAAAGGAAGTCGATCCGCAAGTCGCGAACAGCGTGCGCAATCTGCGCGACGGCGGCATGATTCCGACCGGACGCGCGGCGCAAACGCCGAGCTTTCAGCTGATCCTTGGGCTGACGCACAAGGTTGACCCGGGCTTTGATGTCAACAATCCGGCCGCCCGCCGTGCCCTGATGCTGGAATATATCCGCGGACCGTCAGCGCGGACGATAATTTCAGCCGCCACGGCAGACGATCACTTGCGATTGCTGCGACAGTCGGCAGAAGCCCTGAAGGAATTTCAGGGCGACCGGCCCTTGATGACCAGAATCAAAGAAATGTATTTCCGTCATCTCGGCAGCGCGTCTAATCCACGCGAAATGCGAGCCATGGCGGCTTTCGGCAATTATCAGGACGCGTTGCATTTGATTGCGCCGGAAGTCGCTCGCGCGCAGAGCGGCGCGGCGCCGACTGTGCGCGGCATCGCCGAACAAGAGGAATACATGGGCGCCGATGTGCCGACCGAATTGCTGTTGCAACGCATCGACAACCGCCGGTTCCTGATGGCCGAACGGATCAAGGAACTGCGCGACGCGTATAACCAGCGCATCGGCAATCCGCGCCTTGGTATCGAGCGGACATTTTCAGGGTTCGAAAAGCGCACCGGTTGGGGCGCGATTTTTAATGACAAAGATCCGATGGCCGCTAATGCCGCACCAGTGCCGTTGCGGTCCGGCGGAAGCTATAGCGACGCTGCGAATCGCGCCGGCACCGACCTGGATCCCGCACGTCAATGGTTGCTCACTCATCCCAATGACCCACTTGCCCCACAGGTGCGTAAAGAATTGGGCATTCCATAATGGCGGACGAATTTGACCCGCAAGAGTGGCTGAGACAGCGCGGCTCGGCACCGGCCGCAGCGCCGGCAGCACCCGCCGTGGCACCAGCAGAGGGCGAGTTTGACCCGCAAGCGTGGCTCAGACAGCGCCGCGCGGCACCTGCCGCCGCATCGCAGACGACGCCAGCATCAGACGGTCAATATGCCGAGGAACGCGAGCTCGGTTCAAGCCGCGGCGGACTGTTCCCGCATCCGGAATTGTCCCATCCGTTGACGTCGGCAGCGCGCGCCGGCTATGGCGCGTTGCGCGGTATCGGCAGTATGGCGACCGGTCTTGGCCAGATCGTCAGCCATGTCGATCGCAGCGGAGTGGTTTCCAAGATCGGCGCGACGCGACCGGCACAGGCATTCGCGCAATGGACGGAGAAGCCATCGGAATCGATGGCGGAAGGTATCGGCACGGTATTGCCGTACTTTGCGCCGGTCGGCGGCGCGACCAGGGCGCTTAATCCGATCGCGCGCGGGGTGGCTGCGGGAACCACGGCGGCCGCCGTGCAACCGGTCCAGGACGCGAAATCGAATAGGGATTTCTGGTGGCGCAAGCTTGAACAAACCGGTACCGGCGCGGCGCTCGGCGGCGGCTTGTCGACGTTGGCAGAAATAACAACCCCGCCGATACAACGCGCCAACCGTGCCATGTATCAATACGTCATGGCGCCGCTCGGTCTGCGGGCGCCGCAGTCAACCGGTCGCGCAGCACTCCAGGAAATGCGCGACACTGTCGGCGGCCGCATCAATGATATCTTGCGTCGCTCAAGCGTCGATCAGCCGGCCATTACCGGCTTTCATGGCGACTTAAATGCCATTCTGGCACGTGCGGACAGCGATCTTTCGGGCGATACGCAGCGTGCACTCAATCGCATATTGCGCGATGATGTGATGTCGGCGACCGGCGGCAATCTTAATGACATTCGCAGCGGGGCCTATGGCGGATCTGGCGGCATGGCCGGCGGTCGCTTGCAAACGGTGTTCGGCCAACTGGCGACGGAATCTCGGCGACTGCGCAAGGCGGCCGTAACAAGCGGCGACGACCAGCAGCGCCAACTTGCAGATACGCTTGACAGGGTACGCGACCGCTTGATGGCTAGAGCGACAATTCCCGGCGGTCCGGCGCCGCTTCAGGCGGCGCGCACTGCCTATGCCCGGTGGGCCGAAATAGAGCGCCACGCCGACGAGGTCACCGGTCTCGCCACACCGCGCAATCTTCTCAAGGAACGTCGCCAAGGTCCAAATTACTGGGAAGGCGACCCGCAAAATGAAATGCTGCGGGAGGAGCAAACCCGCATGGACAGAGCGGCAGCGCGTTCGCCGCTAAACAAGATTGCACGTCATGTTGTCGTCCATGGCGTCGCCGCGCCGGTCGCTCACGCGCTAGGTTTACCGTGGTGGACAGGGCCGCTCGGAACACTTGGAGTTGAGGCAGGATTGGCCGCAGGTCGCGCGGGCGGCCAGGCGATCGGCGCCGCGGGCCAACGCCTCCCCGACACCGCATTGCCGGCAGTAGCCGGCGCAGCAGCAGCGCAACGAGAATGAAAAAATTTCGCGACGAACACGAAATTAACGACCGGCTGTCGGAACAATTCTCGCTTTTGCTGAAAGAAATCGAAGAAGGCTGCGTCAAATTGACGCTGTCTCAGAAGATCACCGCATTGACCGCGATCGACCGGCATATTGAACGGCGCCTGAAAAAGGACAATGCCGATGACGACACAGGATCCGCAGTCCGCGAGGCAGCCGCGGCGTTCACAGCCAATGCAGCTGGTGAGCGAGGTAAACCTAGACGCGTCGCCAACGGCAAGGCCGCAAGCCCCGCCCGCTCCCGCCCCCGCCGTGGCGCGGCCGCCTCCTAATGTGCGTCAGGAATACATCGAACGCGCAGTGTGGAAGCAAGGATTGCTCGGCGCTCTCAACGCGATTACCGCCGTGTTGGCGCAGCGCCTTATCGTGCTGGTGGCTGTGTGCGGAGGAATCTGGCTCACGTTCCTTGCGTTACATGAGCCAGACATTTTCAAGCTCGGCGCGCTACTGATTTACGCCATCGGCGTCGTCGGTAGCAGCATTTGGCTTGCCGGACGTTAGTGACCGCCAGGATTGCAGTTCAACGTGCACAGCGGCGCGCAACCCGAGCACGGAGGCGGCAAACAAGTTTGCACGCATGCCGCTTTGACCGTCGATCGCGAAATGCGATGCAGCGTGTTCCATTGCGCCGCCGGCAGTGCGTGTGCAGAACACCACACCATCGATGCAAGGCCGAGCCCCATCAACGCGATTGCAAATAGCTTCATTTCCCCATCTCCTTTGTTGGCGGTAGAACGATTTTCGGCACGCGCCGCCTCGCCATGCCAAACCCGTTAGACCTTGGCGGCGTGGTGCTGCTCCGGTTCGCTTCGTGCTTCCCAGTCGTCGCAGCCGTCGCGGCCAGAAAAACTGCCATAGCCCTGCTTGCAGGCGTCTTCCTGTTCGCCGCGAGCGTTCCAGCCTTTGTTGTAATAAAGGCAACTGCGGCACACCTTTCCGCGGTGGGCGTCGATGTCATAGAGCGCGCTTAGAAGATCAGCATAGAGCGGCATCACACGCCCTCCGTCAGTTCTAGTTCTCCCGCACTCAACGTGACGTCCATACCGCGTCGGCGTACAAACTCGGTCGCCTTGTCCAGCTCCTCGCAGAAATCCGCCAGCCACCGCGTAAGCTTAGCAATGTAGGCGTCATCACGCGGCCGCTCTTGCCAGTATGGCGCAATTCGCGGATCCGGGAACCATGAGAAAAAGTGCACTTTTTCCCAGCCGCCAATCAGCATTTGACCCTGGCATTGCTCCTGGTAGGCGTCGCCTGGCCCGCCGATCATATACCCGACGTGCGTTTGCGCCTCCGGACACTTGATTTCCAACACCGTGTTGGTGCCCCGGATGATGCGATCAGGCGAACAGCCGATTCGGCCGGGCTCGTCGTCGCCGAGTTCCCATGTTTCGAAAAAGCCGCCGTCGTCGAGATCGCACGCCGCCATCTGGCGGAATGCCGCGGCCGCGTACGGCTCGCGTTCGATGCCGTCGATCATGGCCTGACTGACATATTGGCGTTCTACCTCCTTGCTCATCAGCCGCTCGGCAACCAAGCGGTACATCAGTTGCTTGCCTGCCGCCGACCAGCCGCCTTTCTGCAATGGCACGATCTTGTTGAACTCCGACGCTGTGACCTTGCCGAGACGCAGTCGATGCCATCTCGCACCGCCCTGCTTGACCTTATGGACACGCATTTATTCCTCCGAAAGCTTCACGCGTGCCCGCCGCTCGCGCAAATGATGCGCGAAAACCCGTTCCATGATTTGTGGATCATAGGGGCGCGGCAGGCTGGGTTGCGTACGTGGGCGCGGGCGCCGTTTGGAAGGGCCGCGATAACCGCCGGCTGTCGTAATCCCAAGACGATAGGCTTTGCCGATCACTGCTGACCGGCCAATGCCCATGATCTTGGCAATCTGGCGCGCACAATTGTATGGCGCCAGACTGCGCAGCCGCGCGATTGTCGCGTCATTCCATGGCGAACGCGGATGCCGCGGACTCACGCCGCATGCTGATCGGCCTTTGCCTTGTCAGCCTCTTTCGCGATGGCGTTGATTTCCGCGCGTTTCTCCTGATTGGTTTGGAGAACCGCAAGGATTTCCGGCGGCAGCGCCTTGGCTGCTTTCGAGAGTGCGTTGCTTCCCTTGGTTGCCGCCTTGCGCAAGGTCTCTTCAGCGGCAAATAGGCGGGCGGTTAGTTCGTGTTCATCGCGTGCCGCCTCGCCGTCGTCATCGTCGGGGTTGTTGCTCGGTACCAAGTTGAGCGCCATACGCATCGCATAGCGCATATAGTAGGTGAGGCTTGAGCCGATCGTTTGCGGGCCGGTGCGCGCCCTGTTGCCGGCGTCGATGGGCCCTGACACTTGCGAGATCTTCGAATGTCCGGATCGGTGCGTCATCGTCAACTCGACCGTGGTCCAATCAGGTCGCGCGTGCGGCAACGAGTTGAACGACAGGCCAAAGCCATACCGCGTATAGATCGGTCGCGCCGCCGCGTCGAGATTTTCAAGCGTAGCATAAGCCGAGCGAAATGTGCTGTTCTTGCCTGTAGAGACGACGCGCGTCATTTCGGCTTGCATGGCGGCGAACTCGGCATTGAAGATGGTTTCCCGCGCCTCGCGGTCCCATTTTTCCTGACGCTCGACCAACATTGTGAATTTGGCGATGTCAAATTCCTGATCGCGCGCCAAGCGTTCGATGACGGCGAGGAGCCCGCCGCCAGTTGTTGTTGGTACTGATCCGTTTGTTTGCGCTATTTGTTGGCTCATGTTTGCTACTCTTTCTTTGTTTGCTACTCAACGCCACGTATTGTTTTTATCGAGGCGCCCGTTATTTCTGCTATCCGCGCGGCCAGCGCCTCACTTGGCCGTGCTGTTCCGTTCAGCCATCGGTCGATCGCTTGCTTGCTCACGCCGAGGTATTCGGCGCGCTTGGTCCAAGTGCCGCCGGGAATCTTTATGATGATGTCGCGAAGTGGTTGCTGCGTCAGCTTGCGCCGCATGCGCTTTGCGGCGTAGGCGATCGTTTTGTCGCCGGTGTGCTTTGCCACTTCCTCAATAAGTCTGACGGCTTCGCGCGGTGTCATTTTCTTGGCCATTCAGTTGCTCTAATCGTATGTCCATCCTTTGATTGCATCCAAACGCTTGTGCTCCTCCTCCGACAAAAGAACGTCCCAGTCATCGCCAAGCCATTGCTCAATAGATGCAATGAGATCGTCGATCGGCTTGTGTTCGCCATGTGCCAATATCAATTGCGCCAAAATTCTACTGATGTGAGTAAGTTCCTCTTCCAAAAATTTAGCATATGGCGATTTGTATCCTTCATCATCGTAAGCAAGCACTTTATTTAAAGCAGAAGCCGCTGCGTCCAACTTTGCGATTACATCCGGAAGCAGGCAATGTGGTCGCCTAACCATCAAAATGTGTGCCCCCGCTCAATGTCGATCACGACGTCGCGCATTTGTACGCCGCGCGCTGCCGCCCATGGTCTCAATTCGCGTTGAAATCGCAGTAGCGTATGCCCAACAATGTCGGGTTGAAGGTACTGCGTCCGATAAGGCGGGCCGCCGGGCTCGAATAGCCGGAACCAAAGCGCCCAGTTCCACCAATCAAACCAAAGCCAAAGGTCGATATCCCACCAGTAAACCCGGTGGTGAAGCCATTGCGGGTAGCGGTGGCCCAAGAGATAGGGGTACGGCATGTTGGGCCAGGCGTACGGGCCGGCGGGTAGAAACCGCCACGGCGGAAACGAGTAGCTGTCAAAGCCGCGTGCATGCTGTGTCGCTGCCTCCCGGTACTCGCGATTGTAACGCGGTCTCACGCTTGCCTCGCGCTCTTGCGCGAACGGTTCACCTGCGTATGGGGTATTTTGCATCAAACTGACCCTCGATTTCGTCGATCGTACCGACTACCGTCAGCGTATAGTCGTCGATGATTTCGACACTACACCACGCCGGATTTTTTTCGTGCGGCGTGATGATCGTAATGTGATCGGGATTGACAAGCACGGGCTGTTCCCGCGTCGTCACGATGTCGTCGAAATCGCGCGGCTGTGCGATCGAGATAAATCTAATCATCGAACTCCCCCGCGTTTTCGGCCGGGACTTCTTCAAGCGGCATGCGCATATCTTCGATGTCGCGCAAGCGAACCTCGTAAAAGCGCAACGATCTGTCGAGCGAATCGAGATTCGATGTCACGGAACGCATCGTCTCTTTAATCATGTGCGAGTCATTGCCCAGCCGGTTGATACGCTCTTTCATCCAATCGCAGTCGCGACAAACGCGCGTGAGCATGCGCCCGTGCACGCTTAGCGTCACCTGAATCTCGCGCAGGATTTTTTCGTTCAGATTTACCGGTTCATCGGCCATGACGTACCCCGCTGCCAACTAGCCAACATATCACATGTAGTGCGTTGCTGTCACCCTTTTTCCTCTTCGGTGAACACGCGCGGAATGGCGCGCTTGGGCTTGCGTCGGTACTTGGCCTTAGCCTTGTTATTGCTGGCGCGTCGCTTGTCGGCGTCACGCGGGTTCAGATTGACCACATAGCCGCGATCGTACTTGCGGATATGTTCCAGCGTTTTCGTCTTGGCGACCGGCGTGAAGATGAAGCCACCCGCAGGCATCTCGCCGGTTGCGTCGAAATGGTCGATCGCTTTCGCCGTGGTTCGCGTTGCTCTAAGCCTCGCGATGTATGGCCGACCCTTGGCGTCACGCATCGGAATATAGGCGTACTGCGCACCGATCGCGGCGTTCGGTATGCCCAGTGTACGGACAGCGCAATTATGCAGCGCGCACGCGCGGGGATCTTGCTTCTTGGCGCGCCGAATGTCGGTCGCGCTGGGCAGCAAGATGACCGCATGCTTGAGGCGGTCAACGATCGGCCAATCTTCCGGCACGCCGAGGTAAGCATTGATTGAGCGTTTCGTGTTGGTCTTAGTCGCATATCGGAACACGTCGTCTACGCTTGGCCTGGTCATGTCTCTTTCCTCTCTCTCAGGGTTCCATCTAGGCGCCGTTCGATGCGATCTAGGTCGGCGCATATGGCATCAATGCGGGAATTAGTGCTCGCTACTTGAACCTCTAGCGCGGTAATGCGCACTGTAAGACTCATCGTGGCTGACACGAGGACGCCTAGTTTTTGCTCGACGCGACGCAGCAACATTATGCTTTCGGGTTCGGCGGCCATCAGTCCCGCCTTGTCTTTAGTGCGGTGATGTCATTGCGCAGCGTACGGGTATCTTGCTGCAACAGCCGGATCGCGATCGCATGATCCGTTTGATTCTTGAGAATCAAATCCAGCGCAACGCCGTGCTCACGCAATACCTCGCTGTGATTGGTGGCGATTGCCAGAGACGCATCAACGGCCGTCGTGAGGTGCTCAAGCATCGCAAGTACGCGATCGAGCTTGTCGCTATCAGTCATTTGCGCGACTCCCGTATCTCGCGCGGCACGCGCTCGCCTTCAAGGAACGCGTCGACATCGGCGAGACGCACTGGCAACTCGGCAACCGCGCCGATATGTTGTGCGGTGAAAATTGCGTTGCGGCAGATCGCCAATGCATGCTCGCGGGTATAGCGGCCGGCGTCAGCGAGATTTCGGCTGTAACCCATCTCGCCAGCCCGCCACCAAGCGCCGTGTTCATTGCTCCAAACGAGATAGGTGTCGTCGTCCATCAGATTTTGTCCTCACCGAAGATGCCGGCCAACGTGTTGTGCAACTTGCGCAACTTATCCGGATCGTCACTGTCGAGCGTTATTACTGTGACGCCATCTGGCAACGCCATGGCGCGCGCCTTCTCATCGGCGTCGATTTTCTCGTCGAGGAAGTCATCGATTGCGTGCGCGATAATCTGCGCCAGCGCATCGCAGTTCGCGTCATTGTCGATGGTGGGATGGTCGCTCAGAAACACCGCAGCGAGGTTATAGCACTTTCGGTCATAGCTCATTGTCACTGACTCCCGTTGTGGATGTCTCCACCCTATCGCCTGGCGCC